TGGTGGCCGTTGCACGATCACATTCGTATCGCCATGGCCGAATCCTCCGGTTTGCTCGGCCTTCGACGAAACCACGGCGATCCTCGTAAGACCAACAGCCGCTTCGACTGCCAGCATGGTGCTTACCGGCGTGTTCGTTGACGGCGACGTTCTTGCCTATAGCTGCCTCGGCTTTCAATGATCAAGATGGAGTTGCTTTGATGCCTGCTCCTGACGGCAAGCGGACCTCGTTGGCGTCATATACTTGGGGCGGTTGGGGCAGTCAGAACGACGTCACTCGATTTCGCGATGTGTTCCAGCCCGACGGGGGAAGTTTTTCACCCAGTTATCCGCTGATTCCGCCGGAGCGCGAGCAGGTACGCCTCTGGGATTATCCAGTCGGCTACAATACGATCTACACGCCACGTTCTTACGAAGCGATCGGATTCGACGAACTGAGGGCGCTAGCCGAAAGTCACGATATCACTCGGCTCGCGATCGAAACTCGGAAGGACCAGATCGAAAAGCTCGACTGGACGATCAAGTCTCGCAATGAAAAAACGCCTGACAAGGACGCCGGCTCGCGGATCGGCCAGATGACCGATTTCTGGCGCCGCCCCGATGGCGAACAACCCTTCGCGACCTGGCTTCGCGAAGCACTCGAAGACGTCCTTGTGCTCGACGCGGCGGCATTCGAATTGCGCCGTAACCGCGGCGGCAAAATCATCGGGCTCGACATCGTCGACGGCTCGACGGTCAAAGTGTTGCTCGATGATACCGGTCGGCGGCCGCGGCCACCCGCCCCGGCCTACGAGCAGATCATTCACGGGCGACCTTGGCGTCTGCTGACCAGCGACGAGCTGATGTACCTACCGCGGAACCCACGGCCGCACAAGGCGTACGGTTTCAGCCCTGTCGAGCAGATCGTGACGACGGTCAATATCGGGCTGCGCCGCCAAGCGATGCAGTTGCAACATTTCACCGAGGGTAATGTCCCGCCTGGCCTGCTCAACGCGCCGGACGGGTGGAGCCCTGAGCAGATCCGCCAGTTCCAGGAGTGGTTCGACTCGATTCTGGTGGGAAATACAGCTAATCGCACTCGCCTCGTCTGGGGTCCCAGCGGCGCCAAATACCAGGCCTTCAAGGAGGCGCCGTATAAGGATGATTTCGACGAGTGGCTGGCGCGGATCGTCTGTTATGCATTCTCATTGCCGCCCACCGCCTTTACCCCGCAGGTTAACCGAGCCACGGCACAGACTGCGCAGGAAGCAGCCCTGGAAGAAGGGCTCGCTCCCTTGCTGGGGTGGGTCAAACGATTGGTAGACGGTGTCATCCAGACCAGGATGGGCCATGTCGATCTCGAATTCGCCTGGTCGAATAGCCGGCCGACAGATCCAAAAGACCAAGCAACGATCCTCGGCGGTTACGTGAAGGACGGGATCTATACCCTTAACGAGGCGCGCGACATTCTGGGAATGGCCCCGGTCGCAGGCGGGGACGAGCCGATGTTTTTGACAGCACAAGGACCTGTGCTGCTGAGCGATTCCAATACAGAAAAACGAACTCGGCAACACACTTAGGTTCGCCCGCAGCTTTGTAAACGCAGTGATTTGATCGCTGGTGACCGAGCTGCGCCCATGTCTCAAACCCTGCGCCGCTAAAATGATTTGCTCGAGCACAATGAATACGCACGCTAGGAGCCCTTAAATGAGTGTTCTGCCCTCCGACATTGTCGTGTATGGTTCGGCTAATATGCCTGAGGCGGATGGCGCGATCAACGGCGGCCCTGTTGATTTCAGTCGTCGCGTGGCATTCTACGATATCGCTCCGGCTGGCAGCCTAGACGTAATATCGAGCTCGACCAGCGACACGGCGACCAAGATTAGCTTCCACGGTCGTGACGCGACCGGGGTCATCCAGAACCAGACCTTAACCTTGAATGGACAGACTTGGGTAACCGGTTCTCAGTCGCTGGAACGGCTGCTATACGCCGCCTTGTCGGGAGCCACAGCAAACGGTCCTGCCGCCAATCCGGGTGGCACGGCTGCCATTGGCGACGTGGCGTTGGCAGCGCACAGCTGCGTATTGCCGACCGGCTCAGTAACCACCGACGCGACGGCTCGAACAGCACAGAGCGGATCCGCCAATCACACGGGGACGACTCCGGCCTTGTTCAATCTGCAGGCGGGTGACGGAGCCAACGTCTCCTCGGGACAGCTGATCTGGATCAAGAGCGGCACGGGCGCGAACCAGCTGCGCCAGATCATCGCCACGTCCGGTTACGGCACCGATGTAGTGGCCGTCAGCCGCGATTGGGCCACGACCCCGGACAATACGACTACGTACAAAATTCTCCAAGGAATGCTGTTTGAGATTTTGCCAAATCCCGTCACAGCCATTATCCGCATGTTCTCAAACACGGCAGCAGATGGACCGGCCGGCGCACAGCGCACCTATTACGAAAAAGTGTTTGTCGTCAACAACAATACCGGCACCGCACTGACCGGAGCACAGATCGAGGTTGCGAGCGAGTCGCCGAGCCTACCCTCGGGCGCTCTCTTGGATTTGGCGCTGACTACGGCTCTGAACGACAGCGGAACTGCCGCTAATCGTCAAGTTGCGGCCTCATCGGGCATCGGCTCGTTCATCTCGCAACCCGCCTTCGTCAGTGTGCCTGGTCCGGGCAACCTGCTTTCGGGCACTGCGCCCAACGCCTCGGGCGCTCAAGGTGTGTGGCTGCGGTTGACCTTACCGGCCGGCACCGCGACCTACAAAGGCTGGGCAGATCTGCGGACTCAAGGAACCACGACGTAACGGTCTTTACTACTCATCCTGACCAAGTCTTACCGCAGACAACACTCAGGTCAGCTCGGCAATTTCACTCTTATCCGCTCGCAACTACATAACGGTAGAACTTGGCCATGACGATGGCTACCCGCCTTGCAGTCTTCTACGCAACCAAGAGCAAAATTCTTCGTCGAAAGGTCATCCCAGATGACGATTTGAGGGTTGCGCAGCTACGCGCTGAACCGGGCGAGAGCGTGCTTCTGCTTCCGCTCACCGGTCCATATGACGACGCGGCCTGCCGAGCCGCGATTACTGAAGCGACGGGTTGCAGGTCACCCAGCGGGCGATGCTGCGTCATCGACAAATCAGGCAACGTGGTTGCCGTTTGCAATGCCGACCCCGCGCTCGATGTACACCCGCAAGGGCAGCTCGTCGCGGACGAGAATGCAGTGCCCGGCGACCGTTACATTAGCGGAGAGTTTTCGCGTCCATTTGAGCGATGATCAGTTCCAGCGCCACTTTCGCATCCTCGGGAACGCAGTTCGCCATGTCGTTAAGGCACCCGATGGAATTTGGCGGAGCCGAGACGCTCCACATTCTTACTTTGACTGGGTCTATTGCTCTACGCGGAGACAAACGCGTCGGCACTACGCCTCTTCGGCATGCCGAGTCTGTTGCCTTGATCCGCCCCGACCTCATCTGCTCGGCGGCGGTGCCCAAGAGCCTCGTGGTCCTGACGTGACGCAAATCTATATCATATCCGGCACGTCCTGGACTGTTCCGGCGGACTGGGACTCTTCGAATAATACGATCGAGGTGATCGGCGGCGGCGGCGGCGGCTCGACCTCCTCCGGGGGCAGCGACGGCGGCGGCGGGGGTGGCGGCGGATATTCGAAGATCGCCAATGTCGCCGACCTCACCGGCAATCTGACGGTCCAGGTCGGCGCCGGCGGTTCGGCAAACACCAGCGGCACCGATACGTGGTTCAACGGCGCGAACTTCGGCGTGTCCTCGGTCGGCGCAAAAGGCGGCAGCTCCACCGCCAGCTTTTCTGGCGGGGTGGGTGGCAGCTCAGGCAGCGGCATCGGAACGACCGTTTTTTCGGGCGGCACCGGTGGCACCTCGACCAATGTGAATAACGGCGGCGGCGGCGGCGGTGGTGCGGCCGGACCCAATGGCAACGGCCAGGCCGGCGGCCCCAGCGCGCTGAACCCCGGCGCCGGCGGCGGCGGTGCGGGCGGCGGCAGCAGCACGGCCGGATCGGATGGCTCGGGCAATAACGGCGGTGCGGGCGGGACTGCGCAGGACGGCACGGCGGGCGGGGCTGGCGGCGTTAACGGCGTTTCCGCGCCGACTGCCGGCTCGCACGGTTCGGGCGGCGGCGGCGGCGCGAACATTGACTTCACGCGCGAGGCCGGCGCCAATGGCGGCAACGGCATCGAGTTCGACGCCACGCATGGCGCCGGCGGCGGCGGTGGCGGGAGCGGCGGTCATTCCGCTATAGATAATCCGATCACCGGCGGCGCTGGTGGGCTCTACGGCGGCGGCGGTGGCGGCGGCGCCTTCAATGGCGGCACCGGCGGGGCCGGCGGCGATGGCCTCATCGTCATCACCTATACGCCCGCAATCAGCGCCACGATACTCGCAGAGTCTCGAAACGCAATGGAGCATCAAACGCTCGGCCGCATGGATGCTCTTAACGCGATCGAATTTGGCCGATCTGTCCCGAGCAATGTCGGCGCGCCGACGGAAGGACGCCGAGAAATTCGGCGCGATGGAGGAACTCCGATTGAAATTTCCTGTGCTGCTCTTCGCAGCTCGCGGATCCCGCTCCAATGGGCGGGTTCCTTGGTCTTCTGTACCGACGCGTTCATGCCATTCGAAGCCGCCGCGGTATTACGCCGCGATAACCTTGGGTTCGTTGAATTTGCCTCTGTTACCCTGAGGAACGCACAATCTCGCCTCGAGCTTCTCACTATTTTGGGCAGTGAGGCGCTCCTTGTTGCAGAATCGTTGACGAACGGCGCGCGCATTTTGGCGGATGGGCCGCTCTACTTGGAATGGGCCGATCCTCTGTCCTTGCTGATCCTTGCACCGGAACGGCTGTTGCGCTCGCCCGGCAGGGTCCGCGTACTTGCGGCGCCAGGCAGTATTCACCCGCTCAGAGGTCATTGAGGTTTCCGAATGCGCATCGCCACGCCTTTCGCCCCGATCGAGATTGGTGAAGCCGATTATTTTGCCTTCGATTTCACACCGGATGTGGGTGCGGCTACGATCGTATCGACGAGCTGGAATTGCGCATTGGGCCCGTACGAGACAGCGATCGATCCGGCACCGCAGTCTCGGGTTTTCTCGGTTTCTCCGCAAACCGCCATTCAACTGCGGTCGCCGATTGACGGATCGTTGCAGACGCATGCTGGGGCGTTTTCCGTCGGCTTGATCGGGGGCATGCCGGTCTCGGCAGCTGGCGGTAATTACATTCTCGAGGCCACCGCCAATTTGAGCGACGGACGTGTTCTGAAGCTCAATTCGACGGTGCAATGCAAGCTGCCGGGGCCCTGACCGTCCGGCAGCCGGGCGTCCCTTGTGCAATACCAAAACTAATCCGATACTGACTGGGATTTCCAATTATGCGGCTTTACGGCGCAATCCAAAAGGTCGAGCCTCAGGACGACGGGACCGTGCGAGTGTACGGGATCGCGACATCCGAGGCTTTGGACGAACAGGGAGAGATTGTGCGGGCGGATGCCATCCGCGCGGCGATCCCGGACTACATGCGTTTTCCCGCTCTTCGCGAGATGCATCAGCCTTCCGCCGCCGGAACGACGCTCGAAGCCGAGGTGTGCGAGGACGGCACCACCCGCATTGTCGCCCATGTCGTCGACCCGGTCGCGGTGGCGAAAGTGAGAAATCAGGTCTATCGGGGCTTCTCCATTGGTGGGCGCGTCACGCAGCGCGAGGTTGGCAGCCCGAACACCATCACCGGTCTCGTCTTGAACGAGATTTCTTTGGTCGATCGGCCCGCGAACCCGGAAGCGATATTTGACTGCTGGAAGGCAGCAATACCGTCGGATGCTCCTCTCGGTGTCGCAGAGCCAGTCGCGAAAGGCGAACCCGCCGACACAGAACAGGTCCCGCCGGGACGGCAACCGTTCAACGCTCCAATCCAGATCTGGGCTTGTACTGTTCCCGATCACCGTCATCTGGCCAAAGCGGATGCGCTCAAATGCCTGGACGGCGGCGCCGGCACCGAAGGCCCTCCCTCCGCCGAAGATCTCGACAAGGCACCCCGACCTTCTCTGAGGAAGGCTCTGCCTGATGTTAGTCAGATTGCTCGCGTGATGGTTGAGCTCGACCGGTTGAGGGGCGCTTTGGAACTCCAAGCGGCGAGCGAGGACGATCAGTCGACGCAGTCGGCGCGACTGCAGGCGATCATCACTGAACTTTATGATTTCCTGAGTGGTTCGGCGAACGAGGAAATAAGCGAAATCCCGAGCGATGGGGAAATTGGCGGCTCGCCACCTGCATCGGCAATGCCTGCGATGTTCGGTATGACCGATGAGTCCGACCTTGAACGCGCCAGCAACTTTCACCGGAAAGACCACTCCAAAGTGTCGCAGCTCGCTAGCGGCGCTATTGGAAAGGCCATGCACTCGCGGGGCGACCAGGCACTACTGGATGCCGCCCATTTCGCATGCGCCCAATGTCTGAAACTTGCAGGACTATCGGTCGATGAGCAGGCGAACATGGAGCAGACACGCGATTATCTGCAGAAAGCTGGCGCCGTACACGCCGCCCCGCTGTGGACCGCCGGAAGAACGGAAGATGACGACCCTTCACCAGCTTGGCTAGAAACCCCTGGGGGTGACAGTCCGGAGGTCGACACCGTGAAAGTGCTTGCCGCCGTCGCCAAGATGTTATGCAAACGGGGGCGTGCCCACCAAAGCCTGATGGATTTGGCGCATGAATGTCTCCAGGCGCTGACCGACGGGTGTGTTTGCGAAAAGGCCACGAAGCTCGGGGCGCGCCATTCAAAGGATACAATGGAGCTTTTAAAAGCATCGCATCGTCATCTGGTTGCGGCCGGGGCCCGGTGCGACGCGGCGGGCGTCGACGAGCCGCGCCCGCCGGCCTCGCTCGTGTTCGAGACGGATACCCGCGCGGTAGAACCAGCCAATGCGCTCCACAATGAACCGGCCGAAAAGGCGGCGCTGGCGAAGGTTCTGGGGGAGGTGGTTCCGATGATCGAGCGGCTCGCAAAGCGGGTCGACGAGATTGCACGGACACCGCTGCCGCCCTTGACCATGGCCAAGGGAACTATTTCGATATCGAAGCAGCAGGACCGCGGAAGCAATGTTCCCAGCGGCGATCCGGAGCTGTCGCCGGAGACGATCGCCGCGGCGCTCGCCAAGATGAGCAAGGAGGAACAGACGCTGACACTAATAAAGGCCAGCTACGCGACTCCTATTCGGATCGCCGGCTCCGCTGCAGAGCAACCTTGAAATCTGTGGTCGACCAACCGCCGAGAGCAACTCGCTCAAAACGTTGACAGCCACTCACCATAGCACCATCGGCCCAATGGCCGTCGCCGAGCCCGGTGCCTTGCCGGGCTTTTTTGTTGCCCCCCTTCTCCGGGAGGAATTTGATGAACTCAATTACTCAAGAATCGCTGGAGCTCATGAAAGGGGCCCTGGCACAGCCGGACTTTCGATTGGCCAAGTCGATTTCGACCGCGACCGGCTTATTGGCCTTTGACCTTCAAGCGCCAGCGAAGAACCTCTATCCATTTGTGACTCCCCTCAGGAACATCGTTCCACGCGTCGGAGGTGGTGTCGGCTCCGCAACCAATTGGCGGCAAGTGAACGCGATCATCGGGTCCGGTTTCGATTCGATGGGGTGGGTGCCGGAAGGCCAACGTTCGGGTCAGATGTCGTATTCAACCTCGAACAAAACCTCCGCCTTTGTCACGATCGGGGAGGAAGACGCGGCAACTTTCGAAGCAATTTCCGCCGGCCGGACCTTCGAAGATATCCAGGCCATGATGGCTTTCCGTCTTCTGCAAAAGATGATGCTGAAGGAGGAGATGGCGATCCTCGCCGGCAACGCATCGTTGATGCTCGGCACGCCTTCCAGTGCGACCTTATCGGCATCGGGCGCCGGTGCAACGCTGCCGGCAGCTACCTATTTCGTCAAAGTTGTAGCGCTGACCCTCGAAGGCTACCAGAACACCAGCTTGTCGGGCGGTGTCGCGACCTCGAAGACCGTGACCGGCGCCGAC